AAGTCATGAGCGGCACGTTCCCATTAACACCCGCGCCAAGCGCCATCAAGATTCAGTCCTATCAGCCCACGCGCGTGTCGATATCGCACAACCTGCGCCGCAGTGTTCGTACCAACGGCGCTCAGCGCTGGGTGATCACTGCTGATTGGGTGGGTTTGACCCGAGCGCAATTCGCACCGATTCAGGCCTTTGTTGTCTCCCAGCGCGGCCAGTGGGACAACTTCACCGCTGTGCTCCCTGCGCACAAGTTGCCTCAAGGCGTGGCCACCGGCACACCGCAGATCAACGGGGCCAGCCAGCAAGGCAGAAGCATTTCCACGCGCGGCTGGACGGCAGGACTTTCCGGCGCACTCAAAGCGGGTGACTTCATTGGCGTTACTGGCCAGACCAAGGTCTACATGGTCACCGCTGATGTGAACGCAGATGCCTTTGGCCTGGCTACCGTGGCGATTGAGCCCGCCTTGATGGCAGTGCCTGCCGACGGCGCAGTGATCACTGTGCGCAATGTGCGGTTCACGTTGGCTTTGGGCACGGACACGATGGAGTCGGCTGTGGCCCCCGGGTCGATTTACAACTTCAGCTTGCAGTTGGTGGAGGCCTTTTAATGGATCGCGGCGCAAGTTCAGAATTCATCGCCGAGATCCTGAAGTCCAGCAATCAGCCCGTCTACTTGGTTGAGACCTGGTTCGACGACGGCACTATCCGCATGACGGACGCCTGGATCAACGTGCTGTGGAGCACCAACACCTATACGGCCAACGGTCACTTTCTCGGGTTCTCCGGCCTGTCAGAGACTAGTGACATGAGCATTCCAAATGTCACGGTGCAAGTCTCGGCAGTGGACCAGACCTGGATTTCGATTGCGCTGTCCAAGCCCTATATCGACCGGCGCATCGCCATCTACAAGGGCTTCCTGGATTACCGCCTGGCCATCATCAGCAACCCCTTGCTGGTGTTCGATGGTCGGATTGACAGCATGGAAATCTCCGACGACCCCAACAACGGAACCTGCACGATCGCAGTCACTGCCAGCTCGCAATGGGTGGATTTCCAACGCACGCCGGGCAGGCACACCAATGACCCGGAAGAGCAGATTTGGTTTCCGGGGGACCGGGGGTTTCAGTTCGTGACCAACATCAACCGGGAAATCAAGTGGGGATCCTTGTGAAGAGCGGACGATCTTTCTACACATATGCGCGTATTCCGATTGCGACGGCGACCCAAGAACTGCAAGCCCTGGCCGAACGTGAGTACGAAGAAGTCGGCCAAAAGGATCTCGAACGCCTGAACATCGACTGGGCTCGGTACGGCGAACTCGATGCCGCCGGGAAACTCGCCACCTTCATCGCCAAACGTGATGGCGTGATCGTGGGCTACGCCGCATTCATCGTGCAGACCCACATCCACTACCAGGATGCGCTGGTCGCCGCCAACAGCGCTGTTTATGCCGTACCCGAGGTACGTGCTGGGCGTGTCGTTCTGAAGCTGCTGCGCTTTGCCGAGATGGGTCTTAAAGCTCAGGGCGTGCAAAAGATTTATTACGACGTCAAACAGACCAAAGACTTCGGTCGCCTACTCGGACACCTGGGCTACCAGGACGTCGAGCGCATTTTCGCCAAGGTAGTTCAGGACAGGGAAGTCGCGTAATGGCAGGCATCGTCATTGGAGCCATCGTTGGATCGGTGGTGTCCGAGGCCGTGGGTATCGTGGTGGCCGATGCAGTACTTGGCATGGTCATTGAGTCGGGCATCACGGCTGTAGCGGCTGACGTTCTTGGCGCGTCGCTTGCCACCGCCAGCTTTATTGGTGGTGCGACTGGCCTTGTGGCTGGAGGTGTTGCCAACCTGGCTGTGCAGTCACTGATCGGTTCGAACTCGCCCTCAAGCGCACAGTCCGCGCTGTCTTCGGCCCAGGCCCAAGGCATCCTGATCAACTCCCAGAGCAATGTCGACCCCATCCCTGTGATCTACGGTCGCCGCCGGGTGGGTGGCACGCGGGTGTTCATTGAGGTCTCCGGAAGCAGCAACGAATACCTGCACCTGGTGCTGGTGCTCTCCGAAGGGCCAGTGACCGCGATCGACAACGTGTATTTGGACGACGTGCTGTCAACGGACGCCAAGTTCACCGGACTGCTCACGGTCACGAAGCATCTGGGAACGCCTGGTGAAGCAGCCGATGCAGCACTCACCGCCGATGTGCCCAAGTGGACCAGTGCCTGCAAACTTTCCAACTGCGCCTACCTGTACGTCAAGCTCAAATACGACCGCAACGCATTCTCCGGCCTGCCCACTATCACAGCCGATGTGCGCGGCAGAACCTTGTACGACCCACGAGACGGTCAGACCCGGTATTCCAACAACCCAGCACTCGTCCTGCGGGACTACCTGATCAACACGATTTATGGGCGAGGCATCGCCAGCAGCGCGATCGATGACACGAGCATCGCAGCAGCTGCGAACGCCTGCGATGTGCGAATCACGGCTCCCAGCTTTTCTGACATTTTCACGGTCAGCACCACAACCGAAGCGCTGACTTTCTCCCAACCGATTCCGATCGACACCGGCGATGGTGTCAAGGTGAGCAGCACCGCCACCGTGCCCAGTCCGTTGGTGGCAGGGACAACTTATTACGCGATCAAGGCAACTGACACCAGCTACCAACTCGCCACCACGCTGGCCAATGCCTATGCAGGGGTGGCCATCGATCTGACATCAGCAGGGTCTGGGCAGCACACGCTCGCCCAGGTGAACTACGCGGCTTACGCCTGCGACGGAACGATCGACACCAACCAGACGGCGTATGACAACGTGCGCGCATTGCTTACCGCGTGCCGGGGCATGCTGGTGTTTAGCGGCGGCAAGTACCGGTTGGTGCTTGACGTTGCCACCACGGCCTCAAGTTTTGGGTTTACCGAGAGCAACATCACCGGCTCTTGGGTCATCAGCCAAGCCGGTAAACGCGCCAAGTACAACCGGGTCACCGCAGGGTTCTACAACCCAGCCAAGAAGTGGCAACCCGATCTGGCCATGGTCGAGTCCACAGCTTTGCGTGCTACTGACAACGGTCTGATTCTGGAAGCCAAGATCGACCTGCCGTTCACTGCCAACAGTTACCGTGCGCAGAACATCGGTCAGTTGACCCTGAACCAGAGCCGCTACGGTTTGGTCGTGAAGTTCTCCGCTTTTCAGGAGGGCTTGCGCTGCGAGGTGGGGGATGTGGTGCCGATCACGCATTCAACGCCGGGTTGGTCCGCCAAGTTGTTCCGGATCATGCAGATCGAGATCAAGGACAACGACGAGGTCTATGTCGTGGCCCGCGAATACAGCGCCAGTGTTTACACGCAAGCGGTCTTGTTGCCTGCCGCCGTCATCGCTCAGTCCAATTTGCCAGACCCGTTCAGCGTGCCTGCCGTGTCGGGTCTCACGCTGGCCTCCGGCACATCTGAATTACTGCGACTGGCTGATGGCTCTGTCATTTCGCGCATCCGCGTGGGCTGGACCGCACCTACCGAGGTCTACGCTCAGAAGGGGCAGGTCGAAGTACAGACCCAAGCTACGACCGACCTGGGATGGTCGCCGGTGGACATTGTTGCTGCCGAACTGGGTGTGGCTTGGGTGTCGCCGGTGCAAGACGGAGCCAGTTACAACGTGCGCATTCGGGCGATCAATTCGATCGGCGTGCGCGGAGCATGGAGCCAGGGGACAGTGCAAGTGGTGGGCAAAACAGCGCCACCGTCCGATGTCCCATGGCTGCGCCTGGACGGGGAGCGCCTGACTTGGGGACCGGTCTCAGATATCGATCTTGCCGGTTACCGGGTGCGTTGGCAGCCGGGCGGCAGTCGTTCCTGGTCCGATGCACTGGAATTGCACACCGGCCTGCTGGCAGTCTCGCCTTGGGATCTGGTCACAATTCCCTATGGAGCCGGTCAGATTCTGATCAAAGCGGTCGACACCACCGGCAATGAAAGCCTGAACGTCACAGCCATTGCCTGCAACTTGGGTGATGCGCCCGTGGAGAACGTGTTTGCTAGCTACACGCTCAACACGACGCCGGTGGTAGCACCCGATTCATCCCGCATGTGGAGCAACGACACGGCGCAGTTGTGGACCAACACCACGGCGGTGTTTCTGGTGCCCCAGTACCAGGCCATTTTTTGGACCGGCAGCGTCACATTTACTGAGAGTGGAAGTCTGACGATCGCGGCCACCGTCAGTGGGTATGCCTGGAAAATCACTTGGAAGAAGTCCTCGGACGTGGCCTATGTGCCATTTCCTGGTCGGGCTTGGGCTGACGCAGGAACGACCTACCAATTCCGTATCGATGTCGACCAGAGCAATCTGCAGGGCCTGATTGGTTCGGTGGTTGCGCAAATCGATGTGCCCGACAAAACGATTCGCTTGCCGGATGTAGTGATTGCCTCGGGCGGTTCGCGCCTGTCCATTGGCACCGGCTGGCGAAGCGTGGTGATCGTGAGTCTCACTTTGCATTCAGACGGTGGCTCTGCCACCACGGCCCGCGTGGTCGACAAATCAATCACGGGTCCGCTGATCCAGTGTTTCAACGCCAGTGGCGCTGCAACGGCTGGGACGGTGGACGCCTACGTTCAAGGATATTGAGATGACTGCACAAACAACGCTCCCGTTCAAGCGGGGCGATACCTTCGCTTTGTCTGGCGTTTACCGCATCAACGGTGTGCCGAGCCAGTTGACCAACCAAACCATTCGATCCCAACTGCGCACCAGCGTTGGAGGTTTGGTTGCCAATCTGTCGGCGGCGATCGATCCCGACCAGACCGTGAACCCTGGCCGCTTCTATCTTTCGCTGGTCGATCCGGTGCAGTCGGCCACATTCCCAGCCCCTGCCAACCTGTACTGCGATGTGGAAGTGCATAGCGGCGGGACGGTGCGATCGACCGAAACATTCATCGTGCCGGTCGTGCCCGATGTGAGTCAGTAAATGGAGGCCGATCCATGACCACAACGATTGCAGCCACCACAGAAGTCAGCCTCACCCTGCAGCCGCAATGGGACAGCACCTCGGTCGAAGTCACGCTCACCGTTCCCGGGCCTCAAGGCCCAAAGGGCGATCAAGGTGCGGTCGGCCCGCCCGGTCCCTTGCCTGATGTCAGCACCTTGGCCCTGGACGCGGGCTATTTCTAAATACCAACGGAGAACCTTATGCCCAACCTCATTCAAATCAAACGATCTGCCACCACCGCTACGCCGCCCACGCTTGCAGTGGGGGAACTGGCCTGGTCCGAAGTCAGCAAGACCCTGTTCATTGGCGAGTCTGGCAGTGTTGTCACTGCTGCCGCTGGCTCGGGGGTCTTTGCAAAGAAGGCTGACAGTTTCGCAGTCAGTGGAGATGCAACTGGCACCGGCACTCTGTCGGGTGGCGTGGTGCTGGCCCTGGCGGCCAGTGGGGTCACTGCTGGCAGTTATTCCAACGTCACCGTGGACGCCAAGGGACGCGTGACTGGTGGCAGCAACCCAGGCTACCTCACTGCAAACCAGAACATCACTGTCTCTGGTGATGCAACGGGTTCAGGCACAACAGCGATTGCACTGACTCTCGCCAGCAGCGGTGTTACGGCGGGGACTTACAACAATGGCGTCACGGCGCAAACGCCATTCACTGTCGATGCAAAAGGCCGCATTACCGCCATCGGTACAGCCGTAACAGTGACACCCGCCTGGGCCAGTGTCACCGGCAAGCCAACTACGCTGTCTGGCTACGGGATCACCGACGCACTGGCGCTCACCGGTGGCACGCTCACTGGCGCTTTGACTTTAGCGGCGGACCCCACCAACGCACTGCACGCAGCAACCAAGCAGTACGTGGACAACGCTATCACCGGACTGGACTTCAAAGCATCGGTTCGTGCGGCCACCACGGCCAACATCACGCTCTCTGGACCACAAACGATTGATGGTGTAGCGCTCATCGCAGGTGACAGGGTGCTGGTCAAAGACCAGACGACTCCAAGCCAGAACGGCTTGTATTTGGTGGCCGCAGGCGCATGGACTCGCACGGCTGACGCCGACAACTCTCCAGCGGGCGAAGTCTCCTCCGGGCTGTACACCTTTATTGAGGAGGGGACTACCTACGCTGATTCAGGTTGGGTTCTTGCCAGCAACAACCCGATCACGATAGGCACTACCGCCTTGGCGTTTCAGCAATTCAACGGGCTGGGACAACTCACTGCGGGCACAGGCCTGACCAAGTCCGGCAATACGCTGTCGATAACCTCCTCGGGCGTCACGGCTGGCACCTATTCCAGCATGACGGTGGACGTCACCGGACGGGTCACTGCGGGCACCAACCCCGGCTACATCACAGCCAACCAAAACATCACGGTCTCAGGCGATGTCACTGGTTCGGGCACAACATCGATGGCGCTCACCCTGGCTGCCAGCGGCGTGACGGCGGGCACATACAACAATTCAGCCACGGCGCATACGCCTTTCACCGTTGATGCCAAAGGCAGGGTCACCGCCATCGGTGCGGCTGTCACGGTCACGCCTGCATGGACCAGCGTCAGCGGCAAACCCACAACCCTCTCTGGTTTTGGCATCACGGACGCCTTGTCCACCAGCGCCACGATTGACGGAGGCTCGTTCTAACCATGCCCAACACCATCCTGCACAAGCGCAGCAGCACGGCAGCCGCCGTGCCCACCGCTGCGCAAGTCACGCTGGGTGAGTTGGTACTCAACGTGGCGGACGGAAAGATTTATCTCAAACGCGCAGACGGCGTGATCGTCACCTTAGAGCCAGGCTATGTGCCGGGCCAGGGGAACTCCGCGCCCATGTGGAAATAACCGGAGACATTCATGGCAGCTATTCCATCCAAGGCCAGTTTCACTGGCACTACCGTAACCCAAGGGCAGTTCAAGACTGCCCTTGATTCTTTGAACGACTATCTCACTGGTTTACTGGGAACCGACGGGACAG